GTAGCAGTTTTCATCTCATCTCGCTTTTCTATCAATGCCGACGATGTCATCCATCGCCTCTTTCGCCCAGATAAGTGTGTCAGATAATCCTCTTAGGTACCCGACACGGTTTTTGTATTCCTCATAGTTTTGAGCGGAACCTTGCAAAAGGGCTTCTGCAAGACTCCGCCGTTCTTCCTCAATACGGTCCTCTAATTTGCGATAGAGAACCAGATCTAAAGATGCCAAAGGGCCTCCTTATGCGGTGCCGTCCGGTATCGGCCATTTCTTCTTAGCCAAACGGCCAAGACCTGACCCGGACCCAAACTTCGTTTCTTGATGTTTGGGCATCCAGTTCTTAACCCGACCGCCGGACTTACGCATCGGGGGAACAGGAGCAGACATTCCCGGACGTCCGCCTGCCATGGCGGCCAATGCTCCAAGACCCGGGCCTGCACCAGCAGCACCCATACCCGGAGGCATCATGCCCGGAGCCATGCCCGGAGGCATTGCTGGGGGCATCATTGGAAGTTGCGGGGCAACCGGAGGCTGACCCATACCTACGCCTGCACCAAGGGGCTGTTGTTGGCTGCCCTGTTGCGGGGAAATCATAATGTTGACGGTTGTTTTACCCTTACCCTTTACAGGGCCGCCTGTGGCACGTTTAACGCGACCACCTTTTTTCTGCGTTGAGTAATTTGAACCGCGATGCATACCTTCGTCGGGGCGGTTGCCTGCCTGACGATTGGCTGTACGAGCCGCTCTGATTGCATCCATAGCCACTTCATCAGCAGCCTTGTCGCGAATTGCGCTTCTTACATCGCTGATTGCAGCACCAACGCGTTGTTGCTCAGTCTGCCCACCTTGCGGGCCTGACATCGCAGGTGCTGGAGCAGCATCAAAACGAGTGCGTGGAAGCATCTTGGTTTCACGCGTGACATTACCTTGATCATCCGGACCTGTCACAATTGTGGTCGGCTTCATTGGTTCATAACCGGACGTATCCGTGCCAGCAGCGCGGGCCGGAGATGCCATACCTGTCGGGCGACCTGAGCCGCCGCGTGACGATGGGCCAGACGTGGGTTGATAAAGATTGGTGTTGTAAGTTTTGCCCATAAATTCGAAGGTTTTTTCACCTGCGTTACGGGCTTCACGGAATGCAGCATTAAATTGATCACGAACGCTGCCGCCCGCTGCTTTCTGAATTCTGCCGCCTTTTTTAGCGTTGTAATCAGACTTCATACGGCCTGACCAATCCTTAAAGGACTCACGGCCAGCGCGTGAAGCGGCGATATCCATGCCCTTGGCTTGGCCTTTTGCCAAAGCAAGCTTTTGCAAGCCCTCGTTTTGCTCACCCATTTCGCCAAATTCTGACGGATGCATAATGCCGCGCGGGAAAGCTTTCTTGCGGGCTGATTTTATGCCAGCCTTTTCAGCTTGCTTCCAACGGCTTGACATTTCTTCTGGTGATTGACCGCCGCCGCGACCTTTTTTAATGCGGCCACCTTTTTTCATACCAAAAATATCGCCATATTCTTCGCGCATTTTTGAAAATTTTGAACGGGATTTTGGTTCAGGTGTTTTGTTATTCTTTTCATCTGTAGCCGCAATTTTTGGCGGATTATTTGGATAAAGTTCAGGATTTAACTTGCGCATAGCAAGTTCCCGGCCTTTTTCACGGCGTTCCATTTGATTTGCCGTTCGAGCCAAGAACGAATCATCCGATCCTTTGTATTTCCCATAACTATAGTTTTTTTCCCCATAGTCTTCGTAATTTTTCTCAAGATATTTTTTTACGCGACCGCGAGTTGCATGCTGTGCGCGACCACCATGCATCAATCCTTTCATCGACTGCTGCTTGTCGTGTTTTTTGTCAGCTTCTGACTTTTCCCACTTTTCAAGCGACATGCCACGCTTCTTTGCAAGCTTCTTGTCTTGCTCCAAATCTTTCTTGGAATGCTCCCAAACCGCGTGACTTACTTTGCCGCCAGATTTGCGCGGTGCAAGCTGCGATCCCGAAAAATTAGGCAAGCCGCCGAGCGACGGCATTCCTTTGCTTGCAGGGCCTGTTGATCCAATCGCAGGCATGCCTTTTTTGCGATAAGAAATAGCTGCCGCCATCTTCTTGCGGGCTGATGGATTGCTACCAGAAACCCCGCCACGGGCCATGCGATCATCATCACTTGCCGGGACGTTTGCGTCACCAACAAGCTTTTTTGCTGCCATGCGGATGCCTTTGGCACGACGGCCCATACGGGATTCCGTGTCCATGATATCACGCGGCGAATAAGGACGGCTGCTTTTGTTGTACGCAAGCGACATCATGTTTGCGAGACGCTGGCGGTCCTTGAACTTGCGCTGGGCATCAAAATCTTCACGCGAACGGTTAAGATATTCCTGCAATGCGCCACCAGAAAGCTTGTGCGGACGACGCGGGGCCTTGCCCAAATTGGACTTGGCTTTGCTTCCAGCCATATCCATGACTTTGCCACCGCGCTTGAAACGCTGCTTGCCGATAGGCTGCTTTTCTCCAGCAGGCACATCCGTGGAAAGTTGCGGGACACCATCATAGGGTTCGGTGTCATTAAAGATATCCCCACGCGCATGCGATTTGCCGCCATAGGTTTTCAACCTATCAGCGCGGGCTTTTTTAGCTTCGTCTTTGTAGTTGCTCATGTGACGCTCCGTGCAGCTTACGATTCTCTGCCGCGAACAAGATTTTCAATTTCGGGTTGAATAAATTGTTCAGCCACAGAAGCACTCTCTGGATGAACTGCAATTTCACGGGCGAGTTGGAACATCGCGATCCGCTCTCTGCTTTCTCTGTCTGCTTGGCGATTCTGAGCGTCAGCCGCCGCATCCAATTCTCTGACCTTAACTTCCGCCATTTTTGCTTGTGAGTCAATGAGTTTTGCCTGTGCCTGCACTTCCAATGGGTTGGGAGGCTGGGGCATAGCAGGCATCGGCGGAACAAACAAATCGTTGGCATCTTCAATGCCCAGCATTGTTAGAATCCGCTCATCAACTTTACGTGGATCGTAAAGGGCAGGATTCTGCTGCTGAAGCTGCTTGATTGCCATGGCTTTCTGGATTCTGGCAGACTGCGACGGCGTATTCGGGTCCGCAACAGGCACCAGATTGATGTTTTCCAGAGCCGCCACCAAGGTTTCAGGGGTCCATTGGTAAGCGGGGTATTTGTTGTTTTCCCAAAATGCTTCTGGGCATTCTTTAAACAACTCTTTCAAAAGCTGAAATTCGCGGGCTTGAGCCGCATGCATACGCTTATGAACGGCTGATATAACCTTTTGAGCCTGCTCAATTAGCGCAATTGTTGTCCCGACAGGAGCCTCTGCGTTACCCTCGCCAACATTGGTTTCTGTTGTTGATGCAAGGCGTTGGCCCGATTGTTCAATCAATTGGATGAGGTTTAAGAACTGCCCGTCAACGCTGCGATAAGGAAGCGGCATGACTGCCGTTTGAATTGGCTGGCCTGACGTTTCAATAGGCATACCGCCGCCGGGAGGAACGCGGAATTCGTTGGTGTTCTGACGGCCTGCCTGCTTGGAATAGAGGAAGCCGGGGAAGTTGGCAAACATGCCGTTGTCGATGCAGAGCCGCCAGCCAGCGGTCAGCGCCATCGTCGTATTGCCCACCAAGTGAAGAAGGCCGAGACCATAAAAACCAAAACCGGGGACAAATATATAATCGACAAAAACTTGTCTGCGGAGGCACATGGGGTCATCTGCTTTCCACCATCTGCGTATTTCAAGAATCTCAGACGAGGTCTTGTCGATTGTTACGCGATACGGAAGCGCCAAGCCCGTGCTGTTTCCGTCGTCATCCTGATGCTCCAAGCCCGGGATGTCCAACTCGCAATAGCATTCGTAGATTTCGCGGATCTGATTCTCAACCGTCGAAATATTATTCGGAATAACCCCTTGTAATTGTTTAATTTTTTCCTCTACCATATTGTCTTTGGGAGGAGTCGGGGTGTGCAAAGATATATCGCGATACATGCCCACAAGCTGCAACCGCTTGATTGTTGACGGCGGCATTTTCAAGACGTGGGTGACGCGCTGCGCTGTTTGCGCAGTCGTCTCAGCATTGGAAATAATGATTTCCGGAATGCTGACAAATTCGGAAACAGGCCGCCTGCGGATAGGGCAGTAATAGATTTTCTTGAATGCGGTGCCACCAAAGCCCAACGCAAAGAACATGCGTTCTGTATCAGGGTAATATTCTGCCGCTGTGACTGTCAGATAGTGGTTAAAGTCTTTTTCAAACGCCATCGCTTGGACAGAGATGTTATGGCTATCCAGACCATCATTGCGAACCTTGACGGGGCCGCCAGCAGGGAGAAGTTCGCCACGCGCATTGGCTTGAAAGCGGACGATTGACTCAAGAAGAAGAGGATGGCGGACTGTGGCTTGGCCTTCTACGGCTGTAGAACCATCAGCAGCATTGCTGCGGGGCTGTTCAATCTTGGTGCCGAGCAATTCAAGGCCCGTTGTGTATTGCTGAAGCAATTCTTGGCGGGATTCGTCGTCTTGCTGGATCAATCGCGTCAATTCAGAACCAATGCTACCTAACGTTTCAGCACTGATTTTCAACGCAAGATTTTCATGGAAGTCTTCGTCTTCGCCGCTTTCTGTATATTGCGGGCCGCCAAGGCTGATGGTCACGGAACCATCAGGAAGTTCGACTTTGACATATGGAGATTTTGGATTAACTTCGGCTTGAACGTTGCCGGATGCCTCCATATCCATGTCGATCTGACCGAAATCAGGGGCTTCACTGCCCAATACTGGGACTTGGCGGAGGTTTAATGGCGCTAAAGGCATGTGCTATACCGGGTAAAGAGCCGCAGGTCTGTGGGGCTTATATAACATAGAATCTGTCTTTTCCGCTACTATTTCTGCGGGTTTTTGTGCAAAGCCTATTGCCCGCAGGTGAAGCAGTGCTTGTGTCATCGAATCAACCAAGTCATCGTGTTGTGCTTTTGGAAATGATTCAGCTTGTGTGATGACCTTTTCCGCCCATTCCATATCAGGCGCATAGATCATTCCCTCAGAAAAAAGATGCTGGATTGCGTAGGCTCTTGCGACTTTGTCACCACGGCCCGGATCGCAAAGCTGTATGCCCCAGCTTTCGCGGCCAAAGTGGTTTCTTAATTCTTGCGCAACAGAAATACCTGCTGCTTTCGATTCAATCAAAAGCTTATCAATCTTGAATTTATTGCATAATTCCAGCGTTTTTGCTGTCAGTTTCGGAAACTCCAGACGATCTTGCCATGCATAGATGAGCATGATGCGTCGATTATCATTTCGATCCGTCCATACGCCCCAGATGGTCATGGCGGAGAAATCGTTTTCCTGTTTGGTTGTGTAAGCCGTATCAAGAGAAGCGACTACATATTCAAACGGCGGGAAGACATTCTTAGCGATGCCTTCTGCGCCGGATATTTGCTCATCCCACAAAACCCACCAGTCCCGGCGTATAATCCCGCCGCCCTTGGGTCGTGGTCTTTGTTGTAGTTGGCCTGCCGCCGCAAAGGGGCCGAGGTTAGCTTCCAGTTCACTAACTTGCTGATCGCCAAAACGTTCCGGAACAAGCAGTTCGCCTTCTTCGCGTTCGTCCACAAACCATGGCGTAATGCAGCGACGGTCGGTTTCCATGCGCATGGGCAGGCAGAGATGCACCCAATTGCCCGTGTCTTTGGACAGAACATGGCCTGTAAGGTCGGATTCATGGAGCCGCTGCATGATGACGATGTATGCGCCAGTCTTCGGGTCATTGAGACGGGTGGACATGGATTGGTCCCACCACTCAAGTGTGCCTTGGCGGACGAGGTCGGACTCTACTTCGTTGGCGTTATGCGGGTCGTCCACGATGATAATAGAGCCGCCTTCACCCGTCAGTGCGCCGTCAACTGATGTGGCGAGACGATAGCCGCCTTTGTTGTTGTCGAACCTGACTTTGGTATTTTGGTCAGATGTAATCTGGAAATGCCGCCCCCAGTATTTCTGATAGAAGGGGCTTTCGATCAGGCGGCGGGTCTTGATGCTGTCGCGGATGGAAAGCGACTGGGCATAAGACGCAAACAAAAACTGGACATGGGGGCCGGAAAGAGGGCCGTGGTTGGATTGTGCCCAGACCCAAGCGGGGAAGCAGACCGACACCATCGATGATTTTGAGGTGCGGGGCGGGACGTTGATGACGAGCCTGCGGATTTCGCCGCTGGCGACTGCCGCCAGATGGTCGGCAATAGCTTCTAGGTGCCAACCATATTTATAGGGATTTGGATCAATATATTTCCAAGCGTCTTCTACAAATTTGACCATATCCTCTTCGTATTCATCGCGTTCCAAATCGCGGAGGGCTTGCTCCGGATATTGGTCAATCGCATGTTCGATGCTTTCCGCCCGAAACTCAGGATTCGTCATGAATGGGTTCCATGTCTATGATTTCCCCTTCCGGTTCAGAATCAACCGGACCTGAAATTTTAGCGATCAGTCGCTCTTTAAGGGCAGCCCGCTCCTCGTAAGTCAGGCTGCTGAAGTCAAATATGATGTTTGACCTATTTTCGTCGCCCCGCTCTTCTTTCCAACCCATGCGGGTTTTGGCGATAAACATGGCGGCGGGCATAGCGGCGGGGCTGTCTTTCATCGCCTGCTGATAAATATTTTCCGTGACTAAAGCGTTCGCAATTTCACGACCATTTTTAATCTCATTTGCGTAGTGCGTTTTAAGATATGTTTTGCTGACTTGAGCGATGTCAGCGATGCGATCCAAAGAATGACCTTGCTTGGCTAACCCCATGATAATCTTACGATTTACTTCTGTGTCATCGATACGCTGGCGACGTTTTGGTTCATCTTTACCGCGACGATTGTCATAGGTTGTTTTACGTGCTGGCATTGGTCACCTCCACAGTTGTTATATCGTAAAAGTTGACAGGTACGCAAGAGCGGTGTTACGACTGATTCGGGGACTAGGAGAAAACAATGAAAGATAAAATTTGTGGTGACTGTAGCTGGGTCCGCCAGATTAGTGCGGGCAAGCACAGCGATTACGTGTGCATGAATCCCAAGAACGATGTGTTGTGGGATTATTTCAATCAATCAACGGGGGACGTGGTTCGCAATAACCGCAAGGTTCAGAGCGTTCTTTACGATCATGTGTGTCAACATTTTGACAAGGTTAAAGGTGTCAAATGAGTTTTGAGGTCGTTTTAGACGCCCACGAACTTATGGCATGCCGGATATTGGGCAACTTGAAGTCTGCTGCATCGCGTGGGGCGGGGCATTTTGATGCTCAAATGGGGAAGCAAAACCCTTTGGACATTGATGAGATGGGTGTGATTGCGGAATATGCGTTCTGCAAGCACCACAATATTTTTTTCAACCCGACAGTGAACGCGCGGTCAGGCACCTATGACTGCGTGTTGATGGGTAAGCGGATTGATATCAAAAGCACTCACTATCCGGACGGAAAGCTGGTCGCGACGATCAAGGGCAATTCGGATGTAGATGTGTTTGTGTTGGCGATAGTGACGGGGAATGTTGTGCGGTTTCCGGGGTATATAACCGCCAAGTCATTTTATCGGGAAGACAACATTACCAATCTTGGGCATGGCAAGACTTATGCGGTTGATCAGGGGATGCTTACACCGTGGAGGA